AAGCAGTGGCAAACCGTCGTTTAGATCTTGAGTTATCTAAAGAGCAGCAGGTTTCTGATTGGAGCAAGGAAGACCTTGACCCTGAGCAGGTTATCTACGCCGCGAAAGACGTAGACATTCTTCCAAAAATCGCAGCGATTCAGTTAGCTGAACTGGCGAGTGAAAACCTTCTCGACGTCTACAGTCTTGAAAGCAAAGTCATCAGACCAGTAGCACTGATGTGTCACTATGGTTTTAATGTCGATGTCAGTAAAGTAAAAGCCCTAAAGGTACAGAAACAGCAAGAGCTTGACACAGCTACTAGATTATTCTGTGAGTCTCTTGACAGGCGTTTATCTGATGAGCATAAGCTCCCCAGAAGAGTCGATGGGACTATCGCCATCGGAAAGAATGCAAAAAAGGAATTTAATCCTGGATCAAATATTCAGTGCATCCGGTACTTCAATGAGATCGGCACTTCTTTACCAGTTGACGCAAGAACTGGAAAGCAGACACTGTCGCAGGTAGCTCTGGCTGAGTTCGACAGCGAGGATGAAACGCTCAATCTTCTCCGTAAGAGGACGAAGCTTGAAACCGCTTTAGCCCACGTCGATAAGATCATCGACAACATAAACCCTGTATCCCAGCACATGCACAGTGGGTACAACTCTTATGGAGCTAATAGCGGGCGCTTCACCAGCTCGGGCTCTAAACGAATCACAGGCAATAAGAAGAAAGAGATCTGGGGTATCAACATCCAGCAAGTACCGAGAGATAAAGAATTTAGAGAATGCTTTATCCCTTCTCCTGGGTATAAATTCGTTATCGCTGACTACTCACAGATCGAGCTTCGCCTGGGAGCTGAGTTGATCGGAATCAGTCAGATGATCGATGCCTTTAAAAACGGTCAAGACCTTCACTCTCTTACCGCAAGCCTGATCTATCACATCGATATCAAAGACGTTCAAAAGAATCAGAGACAGATGGGTAAAACCCTGAACTTTGCACTTCTGTATGGAATGGGTTTTAGAAAATACAAAACATACAGCGCACAGTCTGGTAACATCATCACGATGTCTGAGGCAAAGATTGCTCACTCAGGATTCCACAGGGCTTATCCTCGTCTCAAAGAATGGCATCGAGAACGTAACGCCATGGTGCAGGACGGTTGGACTTATGTAAGGACACCTATTGGTAGAAGGAGACTTCTCAGTTACGACGATGCAACGATGTCCGCGTGCGCCAACACTCTTATCCAGGGAGCTGGCGCTGATATCCTCAAACTCGCAATCGCGAGATTGGGTGATCACGTGTCAGATGAATTCAGACCGATTGCTACGGTTCACGACGAACTTGTCTTCGAAGCTATCGATGCTAAAGCTGAACATTATCAATCTGTTCTGGAATCTGAAATGCGTGGAGCAGCGGAATCCGTACTTACCGAAGTGCCAGTAAAGTGTGATGCTGGTGTCGCTGATTCGTGGGCTGAGAAATGACTTTCACCGTTGAATTCCCTAAGACCGATAAAGATGTGTTCACTGCAAAAGTGGATGGTCACTATGTCGGATGCTTTCAAACTGACAATTCTTTAACGATGACAACCGAGTTTTACGAGAAACCTCTTGTAGCAGCTAATGCTGCTCGCAAACTTAAAAAGGAAATGAGCTTTGCTGCTTCTGGTAAAGCCGTAACCACGGTGATTAAGAAACAAAAGAAGACAAAGACAAAGACTAAGAAGTCTGTAAAGTTAACAGGCAGGCTTTATACAGCTGATGAGGTAACAGCCTTGCCTCTCCTGAGTTTCCAAGAAGTATGGATCGTCACCAGGGGTGAGGAGTACGTGCGCGACTGTTTAAATCAAGAGAAAAAACAGTTAGTGTCGATGACAAAGGACAAAGAAACAGCGAAAAGATTTAAAAGTCACGAAGATGCACTGCGAGCAGCAAGAGTATTAAAAGGTTGTGTAGGCCCTGGTTTTAATATCGCACGGTACTGGATCAATCTGAACTAATCGAAACGCACTAAAGTGGGTTTACTGATTGTTGTAGATTCTTATAAAGATGGGTCTCGATAGTAGCTTTCGTAAGGCTGGTAGAAAATTAGGTATTGATATTAAAGCTCTTTTCGAAGACGCTGAAGCTTATGAAAACTTTGATCCTGGAAGAGGGTTAAGTCGAACAGCGCAAGGTCGTGGTTATGGACTGACTTTACGTCCACAGCAACGCGATGCGATCACAACATCTCTCAGCTTTACACCTATCGGTAGAGTAAACGAGGGACAACCTAGCGATACAGAAACGGATGGAGTGAACCAAGAGGAAAGCACTTCTTCTGAAGAAAACACCGCCTCACAACCTGAAGTCGCAACGACACGTGTCTCTTCTTTCGACGAGTTAGCTCGAAGATACGGTTTCGACAGAAGGATTAGAGGAAGTCGCTCTGGAACTGGTCGTGGTGTATATACTCCCGATAACTTCCCTATAGCCGTTGACTATGTGCCAGATGAAAAAGAAGAGACTGAGAAAGGCACCGATCAAACTCTTGTCGTAGATGATTCGGCAATCGTCACTGACTATGCTCCAGATACATATACATCACGGAGAGTGAGAGGTCGATCTATGTACCTCCGGTAAAAGAAAAAGCTGACGCTCTCAAGCGAACAAAAACAAGTAAAGTATATTTATTGAACGTGATAGGTCGTTTCTAAAATGGTACTCGCGAGTAACTTCCGTCGTGCTGGACGTTTACTTGGGCTTGATTTAGCGGGTCTTTTTAAGGACGACGACACCTTAAAGAACACCGTCTTTATGCCGAACTTGACGGTGTCTTCCACAGCGCGAGGTAGGGGTGCTCCGCTGACGATGATGCCTCAGCAAAGGGATCCGGTCACCACATCTTTAACTTTGGCACCTCCGACATACAGGGGAGGAAGCATCCTTAATAACTTTAACCCCGTTAATAACAACACAGTGACCGTGGGTGCGGGCACACCTGCTCCTTCTCCAAGCCCTGCTCCTGCTCCTGCTCCTGCTCCTGCATCCAGAACTTATAACTGGAGAGAAAACCTGAAAGGCGGTGGTTTTGGAACTGCTGATTATCAGAACGCACTTTCACAAGGTTATTCCAACACTGACATCAAAGACTTTGTAACGAGCAACCCAGGCATCTTTGGTGGAAGTGGCATTAACATTGGTCAAGATGTACGTGCGGCTTTAGGTTTGGACGACAGTTATCAGAGCGACATCGCCAAAATCGCCAGCGGAAAAGCAGCCGATGTGAAGGCCACGCCGTACAACTGGCGTGAACTTTCTAAAGCTCGCGGTGGTATCGGGGCAGCTGCAGTAAACGCTGCTTTACAAGGCGGTGCTTCAATGCAGGATATTGAAGCTTATGCGAAAGCATACGGTTTGGAAGTTGGTGAAAAAGCAGCGGCACTTTCACCCGCTTTAGCGCAACAGCGTAAACGTCAAACCGGCGGTGCATCACGTGGACCTAGCGGCGGTTACGCGGGATCTATTGAGCAAGTTGGTAAGGTTGGTGCTAAGCCACAGTTTGCTAAAGAATCAGGTTCCATCGGTGCAGCTGGTATTCAACGTGCTGCAGCAGCTATGGGCGTCTCGCCTCAAGAAGCAGCACGTCGCGCTGTAGCTCAGGGAACCACGCTCGGTCCTGCAGCACAAGCATTGCTTGGGTAATGCGTTAAAAGATCAAATAAATTAAACTAAATCCATCTGGTTCGTAATAACTAATCCGATGGCGACTATTGGTGGTCAGTTTCGTAAAGCCGGTAAAGCGCTGGGGTTAGATCTCGCAGCGCTTTTTGACGATGAAGACGATAATAAACTCGCCGAAGGCAACGTATTTGCACCTGAGTTGACGTTGTCCTCGACCTCACGTGGCCGGGGTTACGGCATGACCATGGAAGACGTTCAACGCGATCCTAAAACCACTGAGTTGAAACTTACGACTGCCAAAGGTGGCGGAATTGTTAATAACTTCAACCCTAAAAACGAAAATAACGTGAGTGTAACCACAGGGGGTGGCGGAGGTGGCGGAGGTGGTTTTACCCCTCCTCCGAGCAAACCGAACATCGACATCAGCTTTGGTCTGAGAGCTGATAAATTCGGTCACGATGATTATTTCCGCAACCTTGAGCGAGGTGTAAGCGCAGAGGATCTCAAACAGTTTGTGATGCAAAACCCAGGTCTTTTGACCTCAGGTAACGTTGCGGGCGCTGGTGGTCTCTACGACGAGATTATGTCCGGTAACGTCAGGACCAACTGGAACGACAAGACACAATCTCAGAAACAAGAAGCTGCAAGTAAAATTGCTCAGGCTTATCAACAAAGCACTGGTTACACAGCACCGGCACCTGGACCTGTTACATCTACAGGAAACGTCAGCACTGGATCAGGAGCAAGTGCTCAAGCATTTGGACACGCTGATGTGGCGGCAGCACGAGCACGAGGTGCTTCCACAGCAGAAATTATGAACTTCGTTAACGCAAACCAAGGTCTGCTAAGAGGAACAAACGCACCGGGACAAGGCGGTCTTTATGATCAACTGCTACGCGGCCAAATTTGATTAAACTAAGTATCTAAAGACAACGCGTTACGTAAACCATGGCGAGCCCTTACGAATATACGCCAAATCAACCGACGATTGATTCTCAAATCGCTGGTCAATTTCGTAAAGCCGGTAGTCGTCTTGGTCTCGACTTAGAAGGTTTGTTTAAGGACGACGGCGAAGGAACAGCAACGCTGCAAGGAGACTTCGCTCCAAATCTGCAGATGGAGACCACGACGCGGGGACGTGGTTACGGCGCAACCATGAAGCCGCAACAAAAAGATCCCGTTACAACAACATTCTCACTCGGAATGCCCTCTGGTGGTGCGAGCGTCATCAACAACTTCAACCCAGTCAACAACAACACTGTGACCGCTACCAGTGGTGGCGGAGGTGGAGGTGGTGGAGGATATGTCCCACCACAGAAAAAAATCTATCAAGGTATCGCTGGCGGAATCATTGCCGACCGGTTCCAACCTCAGTACGGCGGAACTGGATTTGGTATGGGTGACCTGGAACGAGCCATCGCTGATGATTACGACATCGATTCCATCAAGACATACCTGAAAGGTTTCAGTGGTCAGATTGGTCCTAAGGCTGCAGAAGCATTAGGTATTAAGCCACGAGGCTTCATGAAGACAGCCGCGAGGGCTGCTCAGCTCGAAGGTGATGGAACGAACATCGGCTTGGCTGGCGTCCAGCGCATGGCAAAGTCACTCGGTATTTCACAACAAGAAGCAGCTCGCCAGGCAAGAGCTTCGGGTATCAACTTGGGACAAAAAGCTGCTGCTCTGTTAGGTGGCGGCGGAGGCGGAGGCGGTGGCAACGCTGGACGCACTGTTCAATCTGTTGCTGCTAGCCCCGCCACAGCGTTCAGCTCGGGTGGAAGCATTGGTCTCCAAGGTCTTCAGAATACTGCCGCAGCTCAAGGTATCTCACTCCAAGCAGCGAAGGCACAAGCTCAAGCCGCTGGTCTGAACTTAGGTGCTAAAGCTGCAGCGATCTAAAAGACTAGACTGGAAAAAGACTGTGGTCTAGTTATGACACGTCGCATCCAGAAACTCATCGGGGTATTTCTTGAGTGCTTCAAGATTTACCCCGTTTTTGCTATAGACAAGGAAGACCAGCTCAGAATCGAAGAGCTTGCTGGTTTCCAGCCGAATGACGTCTATTGACTATTCACTGTTTCTTGAGAAAGGGTCTAAGCGACTGACCCTGGCAGTTACAGCGAACGATATAAACCACGCGCAAGCTCAGGCTCTTGATATCTCAAGGAGTCTTGGAGCTGATCGGATTGAGATTGACTATGGCAAGACCCGAGAGAATCATCTAAGCAATCTGTATAACAGGCTGGCTCATGATGATTTTGATTACAAAGAGTGCTTTGAGTGGGATGGCTCGTATACCAACGGAACACCATCCGTCTACGCCTTCTCTAAGCGGTTCTATTTGCGCCCGTTGATACTGGGTTATCTAGACATCTGCCAAGACAACACCGTAAAAAATACATGCTGTAACACAAGGTGTATTAACCCATACCATAACCATTATTTAACAGGAAGGAATTCTAAATTAAGTGGCGGAGATCAGAAAATCGCATTAGCATTTCGGAGCCAAGGCGTCAGCGTTCCGCAGATAGCTAAGGCTCTTAACGTACACCGTTCAACGATCTACCGGACTTTCAAAAATGAACGTTTTCCTGATGGGGATCAGGGTCACTGACTCTGCAGCTGTCGAAGACAAAAAAGTCAATCTCCTCGCAGAGTGTCTCCCCAACTCAAACAAAAGGGTTCCTACCAAAATCCAGATCATCCAATCCGAAGATCATTACGTAGGCAAGCTTCTTAAGCAACTGAAAGAGGGCGACGAAGTCCTGGCGATTGGGCCAACCAAACCCACGCCCGATGGTGTGCTCAAAATGCAAGCCATGTTGATTGTGTCGAAAGAGAACTTCTCTGACATCCTCGCGATCAACACCTTCATGGCTTGTGGAGGTCTTGGTCCCAAGCAGGAAGAGAGTGAAGTTGGTGATTCTACGGTGACGAATCGCTCTATCGCCTGGCAAGCTCCAGACGATAAAGAAACCAACTGGTTCAAACTGACTGCCTGGAACGAGCACTCGAAGCAACTCTCTGAGCTGCCCAACGGCACACCTACCATCGCTGTCGGAAGCGTAAGCACCAGCGAAAAAGACACTAAGAAGTATCTCAACTACTCCGTAGACCAGATTCTCTACCTTCCCAAGTCTTCAAAGCCCGCACCCAACAAGGCTGCTGATCCCGAAAAGGGTCAAGTGTCTCGTGCGGCTCTCGGTTCTATTAACTTCTCTCTCTGATTCCTAGTCATGGTTTTTATCGCAGGTAAGTTCGCGGCTGATGAAATTCTTTGTCAAGTCCCGCCCCACACCCTTCGAGTCGATCTTCAACAGCGTCGGTGGAAGTCAGATAACGATCCGGATTCCGCGATTACGGACTCCAACGACAATGGGATCCCCATTGAGTTCGTGCTCCTCGGGTTTACTCCCTACTACGGCAATCTCGGAATGCGCTCCCACGAGGAGTTCATTCGGATTGCTTATGTTGGTGTGTCTCCTAGCCACCGTCTGCTTCCTCCTCGATGTGTATCAACATCTATCCTTTCGGGTAAGAGCAGTCAGAAATCTTTTATTTCCTACTTCCAAACGCTCTACAACAACCGAATCAACGTTGCCGAAGTGGTGACTGCGACAAAGTTTGTGCAGCGTAGCTTCACTCAGAAGGACCCAGTCTCTGGGGCTGATACCGGAAAGGTGAACTACAACGTATTAGAGTTTTCTGATCGACCTGCAGTGGGTGAAGAAGAGAAAACTCTTATCGAAGATATTGGAACGTGGCTCGGAGGAGATGGATCTGAGATGGTATCAGCTGCACTTCGTTCTCATATCTCCGGTGCGAATTTGGTGGAGCTACCTCTTGGATCAGATCACACGGAGATCAAAGCAGCTTTTGACGAAGCTCATCCGAAACTTGAAGGCGACAAGGCTATGGGGCTTTCTGCTCTGCCTGCAGGCGCTGGTGACCCCAAATCCGAACCGCCGTCACCGAAGTCGGAGAAACCTAAAGAGCTGACAGAAGAACAAAAGAATGCTTTAAAAGCTGCCGGACTCGAAGTCTGATACCTAGCATTCAATGTATACGAGGGGTGAGCCAAGGCACCCCTCTTTTTTTTGTCTATTTTTTCTCGATTAACTCAGATATCTCAGGAAGTTCATAACCATCATCTGCCACACGCTTAGCAAGAGCTTCAAACAGATTCTTGCGAACAAGAAAATTCGAATGCAGAAGATCTAAGATCTCTCGTAACTCGTCAATGTCGTCGATCATTCTGGCTTTCATCATAAATTTTTTATGATAGAACTCTTGCTCTATGGTCATAAACTTACGTAGACGAGTAAGAAGAGCTTCTGAATCCATGAGTTTTTATCAAGTCCCAGATTTCATTTTCAATCCTATTGCGTCTCGTGATCTCTGTAAGGGTCGGGTGCTACTGCCTTTAGATTCTGAAGGACGCCTGGAACAACAAATAAGAGAGTGCGGTGTGACTGAGTTCATAACACCCAGTGACGCAGAAGACTATATGGATCCTATGTGGTGGAAATATTATGAAGGGAACTTCGATTGGACTGTCGCTATCACCCAAGGGATTGAGTCATCACAAAGACTCGATTACATAATCAAACCAGGCTATGAGTTCGCAAGCGAGGGTCTTGTAGTTCTCGATCGAATCACTTTCCTTGAGCCCACACGGAACCGTGTAAAGTTTCTCACTGACAAACCTTTGTCAAATCTGATTGTTCTGAACCCTCGTCCAGAGTTCCGTGCGGATCAGAATAAATCAAAAGATTCAGTGACTTCTGCGTGGTACGTGTTCGGCAAGAATAATCCCGACAAAAAGTCAAGAATTGAATTCGATGTAAACTGGCAGCGACCGAATGTGTTTGCAGATCTGTGAAAGGCCGTCTACAACTTCTGTTGACTCAGTACGTAGAAGCACAACAGGAGACAAATAGAAAGCTCGATAAGATTGCTGCTTTGCTTATCAGCAATCAACTCCTCCAAGAGTGTATTGACCACACCGGTCAAACGCGAGAAGCAGACACAGTCGCTGAGCTTGTCTCTGACTCCTACTCAGCATCTCTTTGTCTGCACAACGAGCTAGACCAGCGCAACAAAGAATATGAATACCAGAAGAGTGAGTTCTTTGTCGATAATACTTCTAGTGAAGATAGTAACGACGAAGGTAGCTCCTTAGAATCCTTTTAATACGAGAGTTAGTCGTGGATACCAGAAAGACTATTGGCGGACTCAGGCACTACAAGTGTCCTGGGATTCCTGACTACCTTCCTTCAGTCACATCGATCCTGAGTGCTACTCAGTCAGCTAAGACTCAGCAGAAATTAGCTCACTGGAACATCATGAATCCTGGTGCAGCAGATGCTGCGGCAGAAAGAGGAACCTGGATCCACGAGGCAACAGAGAATCACATTCGAGGATTACGTGTAATCCCGCCCGATGCTTACGCTCCTTTTTGGAAAGGTGTCCCAGAACGTGTGGATGAAATCCTCGATGGCGGTCGAGTGCTTTGGTCTGAGCGTCCTTACAACCAACCGAAATGGTCTAAGTACGTAGGTGACGATGGTGTTGGAAGGATCTTTCACTACGATCCTGACACTGGTTTTGGATACGCAGGTTGCTGTGACCTTATTTATATGGACAGTAACGCAGAGATTATTCTCGCCGACTTTAAAACAAGCGCCGGTCCCTACAGTGCTAGGTTCCCTAACAAGAAATTAGATATAGACGAGAAAACAAAAAAAGCTCTTATCTCAGGCGTCTTCAAGGTCAAGAAGACCAGACTCCAGCTTGCCGCATACAAACTTGCAGCTGAAGCATGTCTAGGAATTAAAATCAGTAAAACACAGATTATTGTAAGTACCCCTATCGAAGAGTATCAAACACAAGTTTTTACCTTTGGCGAAAGCGAAGTCGAGAAGGACGAAGAGGCTTGGCTGCAACTCGTAGAAAAATTCTTCACTGAGGTGCGTCCCAATAAAGGCTCTTGACCTGACGGTTAAGCAAAGCTTCCAGTCGAAATGCTGTCAAAAGCTCAAAGCTGAGGCAGAATGCTGTCACTACAGGACACCCCATGCAGTTCATTTGTTCCATTAACAGCAAAGTAGTCAGTGCGCTAGATGCGGTCACTGGCAAGATTGCTGCGGGTGGTAACTTTGCTGCATTCAACTCAGGTTGGGACCCACACGAGATCGATGCGGGCGACATTGCCCTCGAAGTTGCTCAAAAGAAAGGCTTGTGTGCATGGCACCTAGTCAACGGCAAGCGCGTCAAAGACGACACAGGATTAATCCATGCAGGGTTAATCATCGTTGATATCGACAACCAAGCAGACGGTAAAGATAAAGACGGTAATAAAATCCAAAAGCAAGAACTTACCTGGGAGCAAGCTAAAGAATTAGAAGTATGTAAAAAATATCTTTCTCTCGCTTATCTTTCGCCTTCACATACAGAAGAGTGGCCTCGATTCCGTCTTGTTTTTGGACTCGAAAAACCAATCATTGATGGTGAATTTTATCAATGGTTTACTCGTGCGATATCTAAGGACATTCCTGGCTCCGATATACGTGCCACGCAGGTCCCAAACCTCTTTTACGGCGCTAAGGACACCAACGGAATCCTTGCTATCAACGTAAATCGTTTCATCCCTGCGGACAAAATTGACGAGGCGATCAAAGTCTTTGCCTCTACCCCGAAGCAAGCAGCAGGTTCTGACCGTGATGTAACTCAGGCTCTTGAGGATATCCATGTCCACGATGACGGGGTTGATTTCTTAGGGCTCCTGTCTCGCTCTGTTAGCGGGATTATCAACGGACAGCCTGTCGAGGATCGATCATCATCTATCGCTCAGGTAGTTAAAGAGATACTCGGGTGGGTCAACTGGCTTAAATCTAAAGGGATCTCATCCAACGTCTCACCCTTGACGGTTGCACACCGTGCGTTCTATGCTGTGTATGACTACCCAGCGGAGGTCGATGGCAAGTTCACACGGATCGTCGAAAGCATTCGAGATGTAGAGACGATCAAACCCGCCATCATCATGGCGTCTGAGCACGACGAAATCGCTGCTTGGAAGCGTCTCAAAGCTATTGACCTGAACACGTTCAATGCAGTAGCTGACGAAGAGACGAAAGCTCAGGTCAAACAAACCAGAGCTAAACCCATTAATTCCATTTTGAATTTCAATGACTTCTCTGCGGAGTCGTTGGAAGAAACAACAACACCAACATCAACAACAACATCGGAGGAAGAAGTGAGCACTCCTAAGACTCCTTCTCAGCTTGTGACCATGCAAAACGGTCAGCAGCAACAACGTGCTTTTGCAGAGAACGACGTAGCTGAAATCATCACCACGAACCAGGGTGATAACTATCTCTACGACAGCCAGCACGACAACTTCTACACCTACGACGAAGACGCTGGTCTTTGGTATGTGCAGGATGAGATGCACGTCAAACGTCGTGTAGTCAACGCTTTGGACACCTTCGTTACCGCTGGTCTAATCCCTAAATACCAGTCTTCGACGGTGAATAGCGTCTACGCGATGCTTCAGGCAAAGATGCTCAAGTCTTTAGATGGAGGACGAACGAGCATCTTCAAAAAGGGAACTAAATACATTCCTTTTAAGAACGGTGCTCTTAACAGCGAGACCTTCGAATTTACTCCCGGTCACAACAAAGAGTTGTATTTCCGCAGTCGCCTTATGTACGACTGGGATGAGACAGGCAAGTGCCCCAAGTTCCTTCAGTGGATGGACGACTCCCTTCGTCCTGGACAAGCTCGCTTGATCCAAGCTTTCTCACGAGCGCTCCTCACTGGCTATACCTCTGGCGAACGTTTCCTTCACCTTGTTGGTCCTGGTGGAACTGGTAAATCCACCATGCAGCAGTTGATGATTGCGCTTGCTGGTTTCAACAGTACCCACACGTCCAGCCTCGAAATCATCGAGACAAACAAGTTCGAGAGCTACAACCTGATCGGTAAAAGGCTTCTCCTTCTGACAGATGAATCGAACTACAACAAGCGAATGGACGTTCTCAAGAAGCTAACTTCGGCTTCTGACACCCTTCGCGCAGAAAGGAAGTACGGCAAAGAAATTATTTCTTTCAAACCTGAGTGTCTTGTTTGTATTGCAAGCAATGAACACATCAGTTCGAATGACTCTACGAGTGGTCTAGAGCGTCGTCGTTTGACGATCGTGATGGATAAGGTCGTTCCCCCTAGCCAACGCAAAGAGCTTCTGAGCGTTTACGGAGACCGCCTAGAAGGTGAGTTTGTAGACGAGCTGCCAGGCATCGTTGCCTGGGCTCTCTCTATGAGCTTTGACGACATGCGTGATGTCTTAGCTAACCCCGTAAAACACGCTCCGTCACTGGCACAAACGAATATCGAGGCTCTTGTTTTCAACAATCAGTTCGTTGCGTGGATGGCTGAGTGTTGTCTTTACGCACCCAACTCTTCCACGGTTGTTGGTCGTGGCGCAGCTCGCCCAAGCACTGACGAATCTGAGAAAGGTATGCACGTCAAAAACTCTTACTCAGAGCTTTACGCAAGTTACGCCAACTTCTGTAAGTCGTGTGGTTACAAACCTGCAGCTAAGCCTCGTTTCGTAGAGAGAACACTAGAAACTCTGTGCAACATTCTCAAGCTGCCTCACTGTAAAACCACAATGAAACAAGGTTTGGCGGCTATTCAGGGTTTACGCCTCAAACCGTATGATTTATCATCCGATCGCGCCTCACATGGTGACACTCGACTGCCTAATCCTGTCGAGTTTGCTCAAGATCCTGACTTCTCTAAGTGGGAAGCCAACTTTTTAAAACACGATGGCATCTCCTAAGTTATTTCCTCTGACTGTTCTTGTTGGTGGCGCAGCTGCTGTAGCCACAGCGGTCACCGCTCCTCAGTTTGTTGGCGCTCCTCTGACTTTTATCGGAGGGGCGCTTGCTGGCTTGAGTATCGCTGAGCGTAAAGACAACAAACATCTCGAAAACAAGAACACAGCAAGCAGAGTAAGTGGTGCTTTCAGCGCTCTTTATGAACGCAATCGTGGGTTAATTGATCCCGTCGAGCTTTCGTTTGTTGCCAACGTGGATCTCGAAAAGGCTTACAGCTTCCTGGAAGCTTTAGCTGAATCAACTGGCGCGACAAAAGTTAATAACAATCAAGGCGTCGGAGCTAGTTTTAACTTCCCTCACACCGCTAACGTTCTAGAAGAGCTTTCTTCGAACGCTCAGAACTGGGCTAATCAACAGACAGCTGCTCTTAACGAACAGCTTGAGCAACACAAGATGGCTCTTCGAGCTGCACAGCTGGCTCAAGCAACTCAGCCACGGCAAACTGTTCAACCTGTTAAAAACGAGGATTTTTGGAATAACCAATGAGTCAATCAGAACCCATCATCGAAATGGTTGACGACGGTACTATGTACCGAGTAGCCATCGAAGAAGATGGGTTCTATGCAGAGTGCTACGTAAGTAGCATGCACCTTGTTGACGAAAAGGTGAAATACCTTCGTCAAACCATTCTCAAAAAATCCCTCAAAAGTTTCGACATCAGCTGTGACGACGCCCAATCCTGAGCCCGAAGAAAAGCTCACAGAAGAAGAACAAGAGCTTCTTGATCAAGCTCTTAAAAACTTGATTGGGTTTATCGAGGAAGAGACGACCCATTATCTAATCGAAGAGGTCGAGGAAGACGATGAAGTTATTGACGTTGTTGACGAGTCACAATCAGATGAAGAGCTAAGGCTAGAAAACTAGCTCCCACACCTGTAAC